AAAGAGGCGCGGTCACATGGCTGGCGTATCAGCAAGGATAGAACGCGAGCGTTCGCGCCAGGTCACAAGATTTCGAGGACTAACCCATGACAACTAACCACCCGGCGCACGGTCCTGTATCACTCGATCGCCTGCACCAGATAAGCGAAATACTCAGCAAAGCAGCAGCACAAAGCGACGGCGGTAATCTCGGCTACGCAATGGCTGATGCTGTGAAGGTTATTGATGGGGCTATTGCGGCATTTGGTGCTGAGCCTGCACCAGTAGATATTGAAATGCTGGCCACTGTACTGAGAAACGCTCCGTTAGCGCCGTCAGATAGCCAGGGCAAGCCGAGAGCGCCGGTAGTGCCGGATGAAGATCCGCGAGATGCATTCGAGCGAACATTCAAAATGCCGAAGCATGTCACCCGCTGCGGTACCGGATATGCAGTAACGGCATATTCCGCATGGTTAGCCCATGATTTCGTTAGGATGTGGGAGGGCTGGAACGCTTGCCGCGCCGCCATGCTTCAGGGTGCCGAACCTGCAAGTAATTGCGATGAATTACCGCTGGACTACCTGCAAGGGCACAAAGACGGACTGGAGTGGGCTGCACAATTGGCAGAGGCTAATCATCCGCAAACAGGTGACTGGTTGTACGACGACCCAATCGAGCTTGCCAGGGCGATTCGCAAAGGTCCGGATATGCCTACCGTTCAGGATGGCAAGTCTCCAGTAGCTCCGGGTGCATGGATTCCGGTAAGCGAGCGGATGCCGAATAAGTTAATCCCGGTAATGGTCATGTATGAAGACGGTGAGATGTGGTCTGCAATGTGGAATGGCAATCGCTGGGATGATGGCACCGAATATCCGGATCCGCACTCAGTTACGCACTGGCGTAAAATGCCAGCAGCACCACAGCAGGAGGTGAAGTTAGCACTTGAGCATGGGATGCGGCGTTACGCTGGAGCTATGCAAAAACTGTCAGAAGGTGATGACTAACGCAACGTCAAGCAACATTACTCACCATCAAAATTAGTGTTATAATTAGGTCGCAGTCGGATTGAGCACCCGGCTGTGACCTCTGCATCTGATTGGGAAATTAGATGCGAAACACAAAGAGTACCTCACACCACCTGTCACAGATGCAGAAATGCACCTGCGATTTTCTGCATCCGTCGTTACCTCTTGGAGGTGGCGTATGAAGCAGCAATATCTCCTCCGTAACACCAACATCCGCGCCAATGCTATCAACGCGATTAACCAGTTGCAGCTTGATGAGAAGCGTCCGGTCGTCATTGAGATAAAAGAGATGACACGCTCTATCGACCAGAATGCGAAGCTTTGGTGCTGCCTGAGCGACGTCAGCAGCCAGGTCGAATGGCATGGTCGCAAACTCTCATCTGAATCGTGGAAACATATATTCACCGCCGCACTGGTTAAGCAGGAAGTTGTGCCTAACCTGGCTGGTGACGGCTTCGTGGTGCTTGGCCAGTCAACAAGCAAGATGACCGTCAGTCAGATGCGAGACCTCATCGAGCTGATCCATGCCTTTGGTGCTGAGCGTAACGTCCACTGGGGCGATGAATCTCGCCTGGCTATGGAATGGGCTTCCCGCTTCGGAGGTCAACGTGGCTAACCTTATCAATCGTGTCATGAATGGCGGCATTTACAAAGTACCAACTCGCGGCAAGCGTAAGCCTGAACCAAACCCGTCAGAGATCCCTACACTTCTCGGCTATACCGCCGGTCTCGTCGATAAGAAATGGCTGCGCCTCGCGGCACGGAGAAAACACGCATGAGCATCTATCAACGCATTAACGGCGCTGACTGGCGCAATATCTTTGTCGTCGGTGATCTGCATGGGTGCTACACGCTGCTGATGAACGAGCTCGACAAGATTTCGTTCGACCCTGCGCGTGATTTACTGATCTCGGTGGGTGACCTTGTTGACCGCGGCGCGGAAAACGTAGAGTGCCTGGAGTTGATTACTATGTCGTGGTTCCGGGCTGTACGCGGAAACCATGAGCAGATGATGATTGATGGCCTTTCAGAGTACGGAAACGTCAATCACTGGCTGGTAAATGGTGGTGGTTGGTTCTTCAATCTCGACTATGACAAAGAGGTACTGGCTAAGGCTCTTGTTCACAAAGCAGCTGAGTTACCTCTCATCATCGAGTTGGTTGCCGCTGAGCGTAAAATCGTTATCTGCCACGCTGACTACCCGCACAAAGAATATGAATTTGATAAGCCCGTCCCGAAAGAAATGGTCATCTGGAATCGTGAGCGGATTAGCGACGCTCAGGACGGCATTGTCTCAGTGATAGCAGGTGCTGATCTGTTTATCTTCGGACACACCCCAGCGCGCCAGCCCCTGAAGTATGCAAATCAGATGTACATCGATACAGGAGCCGTGTTCTGCGGAAACCTCACGCTGGTACAGGTGCAAGGTGGTGACCATGCGTAAACCAACCAGCCGCAGCTGCAAAATCTGCAAAACCAAATTCACCGCCACCTATGACAATGTCTGGTGGTGCTGTTCTGAGCATGGTTACGAGTACAGCCAGCGCCTTCTCGCCAGGAAGAAAGCCGAATCAGAGCGGAAGCGTAAACAGGAAGCACAGCAGGAACGCCGTGAATTGAAAATTCGTAAGAAAGCCCTGCAGCCACTCAGCCAATATCACAAACGCGCCCAGGCAGCGTTTAACGCGTTTATTCGCCAGCGTGACGCAGGACAGCCATGCATTAGTTGCGGTCGCAATACCGGAGCAAAGATGAACGCCGGTCACTTCCGCACTGTCGGCGCATCGCCAGAAACCCGCTACGACGAAACCAACTGTCATATCCAGTGCGAGGCCTGTAACTCCTATCTGTCAGGAAATATCGGTGAATACCGTCCTCGGCTGATCGCCAAGATTGGGCAGGCAGCCTATGACCGCCTGATGGGTCCGCACGAAGCAAAGAAATGGACACGTGAAGAACTCGACGCACTGGCAGCGCATTACCGCGCAAAGCTCAAAGCACTGAAACAGCAGGAGGCCGCATGAAAATTGAGTCTTTATTTCTGCTGGCCTTTTACCTAATTCCGCTGTTAGCGATGGGGATTATCAGTCATATCAATTACAAAAAACGTCGCATTCAGTTCTCAGCAATCAGCAAAGGCATTCGTTTTCAAAGAAAGTACCAAATACTGAAAAGTCTTCACCCAGACCGGGAGGATGTATGACTTTTTCAGAACTTCTCCGGTATCAGGCAGAAAGCGTTAAGCGCGCCAGCATGCCGCCAGTAGCAAAGCACAGCCATGAAGCGTCGGACCAAAAGATAAGAAGCACTTTCCAGGTCGGCTCGACTATCAGCCTGCCCAATAAACTAATCCCATGGGAGATGTCAGCGTGAATATTCAGTATCTTCAATACGTGCGTGAGCAGCTCATTATGGCAACCGCAGATCTGAGTGGGGCGACGAAAGGGCAGTTGGTAGCTTTCGCCGAGAACGCGCAATTCACCGCGACGGCGCGCAGCCGGGGCCGGAAGAAAATCACCGACCCGGTCACCGGCCGGAAAGTTAACCCGGACGGCCCACCGATGAGTGGCAACCAGTCACGCGCCAAGGGCTCATCTATTGCGCTGGTCAGCCCGGTAGAGTTCGGTACCGCATCGTGGCGCCGCGCCGTCCTGTCGCTGGAAGACCATCAGAAGGCATGGCTACTGTGGAACTACAGCGAGAACATCCGCTTTGAGTATCAGGTGGCGATCACTCAGTGGGCCTGGGCAGAGTTCAGGGAGCATCTCGGCACGAAGAAGGTGGCTGGCAAGACGGTGGAACGCCTGAAGAAGCTTGTCTGGTTAGCGGCGCAGGACGTCAAAGCAGAGCTGGCGGGCAAGGATGTGTATCAGCACCAAGACCTGGCAGCTCTGTGCGGCGTTAAACCTGATAACTGGTGCCATAACTATGCCGACTACTGGCGGTCCATGTGTGCCATCTTTAAGCGTCTTGATGGCGATTCTCTTCTCTGCACTGTGAGAACACGATCACAACAAAAAGCTACTTTTTCGCAGCAGGGTATTGCAAAAGTCAATTAAATAGCATACATTTCATGTAAATCTGATATCGTCGCCATAGCTTCGTAGGTCGACAAAAAAAATTAACAGCCTCGCCATCGTGCGGGGCTTTTTATTTACCTGTAGCTCAGCGGACAGAGCATCTGCCTTCTAAGCAGTTGGTCGCTGGTTCGAATCCAGCCGGGTGAACAAAACCCCAGCCAGGGTATCTTCAGCCGCAGAGCTGACATTGCCACACCCTCATATTCCCGCCGCGAGCGGGTTTTTTATTTCAGGCCCCGGGAATCATCATCGACATGCCTCGTTGTTAAATCCAGCCCGAGGGCCTGACCCCTTACTACAAACAGCACCCCGTTCCTTCGGAGGTGATATGGCTAAACGTATGCAAGATAAAGAAAGCATTGCCGGAGTGTCATGGCTGATTGTCCTTGCTCTGTCATGCTGGGGCGGACTGGTCCGATACCTTATTGACGTGAAGCAGAACAAAGCCACCTGGAGCTGGATCAACGCGCTGGCGCAAATCGCAGTATCCGGCTTTACCGGTCTCATTGGTGGCCTGATCAGCGTTGAAAGCGGGCTTAGCCTTTACATGATTCTGGTTACGTCAGGAATTAGCGGGGCAATGGGCTCCGTTGCACTGACGTACTTCTGGGAACGTCTGACGGGGATGAAAAATGCAAACCAGTGAGAAAGGAATAAAGAATATTAAGGATTTCGAGGGGTGCAGTCTTACTGCATATCCTGATCCTGGAACTGGTGGTGCTCCATGGACCATTGGCTATGGGTGGACTCATCCTGTAGATGGAAAGCCAATTAAGCCTGGAATGACTATTAAGCAGGAAACAGCTGATCGTCTGTTAAAAACTGGCCTGGTGAGTTATGAGAATGACGTTCTCAAAATGGCAAAGGTTAAATTAACTCAGGGACAGTTCGATGCCCTGGTTTCATTCGCTTATAACGTCGGTTCACGAGCACTATCAACATCTACTCTTCTGAGAAAGCTGAATGATGGAGATGTGATGGGAGCTGCAGATGAATTCCTGCGCTGGAATAAAGCAGGTGGCAAGGTCCTGAATGGGCTGACCCGTCGTCGTGAGGCGGAGCGCGCTCTGTTTTTGTCGTGATTGGCGCGCTGGTAAGGCGTTACTGGTTGCAACTGCTTGTGGTGGCGGTAATCGGCGTGTTGGCGTTCTTCGTGAACCACTATCGCGACAACGCCATCACCTACAAAGACCAGCGCGACAAAGCCACCAAGAGTCTCCGCCTGGCTAACGACACCATCAAAGACATGCAGACCCGCCAGCGAGATGTGGCTGCGCTGGATGCCAAATACACCGGAGAACTGGCTGATGCGAAAAAGCAGCTTGATGATCTGCAGCGTTGTGTTCGCGATGGCAAGTGTGGGCTGCACATCAACGCCAGATGTCCCGCGAACGGAACGACCAGCACCGGCGGCCTGGGCGATGCTTCCGGCCCCCGACTTACTGACTCCGCTGAACGGGATTATTTCATCCTCAGAGAGCGAATCGTCACAGTGACGAAGCAGGTTAGCTATCTGCAAGACTATGTCAAAGAGCAGTGCCTCAAATAAACCGGTGCTGAAAATCAACAAACAGGAGCAATACATGGTTAAGTTTTACTCGCGCATCTCCGCTTTTCTATCTGGGTGCTGGGTGTTTATCGCGTCACTTTCGCTAACCAGCGACATCATTAGTCGCACAGCATTCTCGCTGCGACGGGTGGTTGAGTTTGTCATTTCCGCAGTCGCTGTGAAAACCAAGCCTGAAAATGCTGATTGGCGGATCGTAGAGCGAATGTGCAGCGAAACCGTTCGAGAGAAGATTAACATCTTTGGCCGCCACCCTCGCAATACAGGCGCGCTATGCAGCCCGCTGCTGTAGCCATTACAGAAGCTCTTCACCGAGGGGCTTCGATAATGATTTGTGTAACCCCGCAAGGATGGTGATCACATCTTGCTGACGGGTAAGCCGTAAGTGGCCAAGCACTTCTGAGAAGCAGAGTAACAGCTGCGACAAGGTAAAGAGGTAATCATGTCCGACATCTACCAAATCACGCTAACCACCCAAACAGGCGAAACCTTCACGGGCAAGATGTCACGACGTCAGCCTGAGTTGGTTAACGGATTTGTTCCGCTGGCGACAGAGACTGGCGAGTGGCTTTACTTCGCTCCTGCTGACGTGAAACGAGTTCAATTCACTCCAGTGCAGGAAGAGTCACCAGAATTAAAAACGGAGTAAAATATGGCGATCATCCCAGGGCAAATAGCTTCCGGTGGCTCGGCATCACCAGCGACGGTAAGGCAGAAATCAGAGTGTTACTTCACTGGTCTTAATCTGGTTATCCCTACTACGCCAACCAACCTTATCAACCTGGTTAAAAATCTGACGCATACCGGATCCCTTGCACCGTTCTTCAATATAACGACCAACAAGCTGAAAGTGTTCAACTAGGACACTACGGTAACGTTCAAGGTTAACGTGATAGGTACATGGTCTGGTGCTTCAACAAACCGAAGCATGACGGTCGATTTCCCGCAGACTAACGGTAACTCACTGACTAAAACGCGAGATGCTCAGGTCACAACGGACATCCTTTCTTTCCCGACATTCTTCAGTGTCGATAAGGACGGGAATCTGGCAACCAACGGCAGTGATATCACAATTCAGTCAAACGGTGCGACATTCACAGCCACATCAATTCTACTCATTGCCGAACAAATGGTGCCGACAACATGACAACGCAAACACTGACAGTAACTACCGCCTGGCAGCAGATTAGCGACGGCACGCAAACCAAATCAGTGCAGGTGCTTTCTGGCGTCATTCAGATGGCTGATTCTGATACTGCGCCATCAACATCATCAGCCGGTCACGTTATCAGCGGCTGGGTAAGCGTAACGCCGCCGACGAAAGCGTGGGTGCGGGCAACTGGTTCGCAGTCAGCCAGCGTGGCAGTGAGTTAAACAACGGAGTAACCCATGGCTAACGATGACGAGCGCAGGCCATACCCGCCAGTGAACTTCATCGCCTCCGACAACTGGCAGCCATACACCAGGTTGATCCCCGCCAACGAAGTGCATGAGTGGATTAACCGCCAAATCCTCAGCGATACTGGCAGCATTCATAACCCTGACCACGAACACCTGCTTGAAGCTGATCTCTGCTTCATGTGGGCGTCTGACTCATTCGCGAAGAAAGGGCGCTACGTTCTCGGTCAGGCCGAACAGGTAATGCTCCGTGCCGGTGGTTGGCAGAAAGCCAGAATGGAACAGCAGATGTATGAATGGTTCGGGCGCATCCCGAAGTTCATCATCACGCTGGCAGCCGATTACTGTTCACAATGCAGTGACCTCGAATTCTGCTCGCTGGTAGAGCATGAGCTTTACCACATCGCCCAGGCTACCGATGATTTCGGCGCGCCTAAGTTCAACAAAGAGACCGGGCAGCCAGTGCTAACACTACGCGGCCACGACGTCGAAGAATTCACTGGTGTCGTACGTCGATACGGTGCCAGCAAAGAAGTACAGGAGCTCGTTGATGCGGCCAATGCGCCAGCAGAAGTGGCTCACATCGATATAGCCAGGTCATGCGGTACATGCATGTTAAAGCTGGCCTAACAATATGACTGATTATGACAGGCAGGTAATCCATGGCGACACTGAAAGGTGAGGTCAAAGCCTTCATCGTTCAGTCTCTTGCCTGCTTCGATACTCCATCTCAGGTGGTGGAGTTGGTCAAAAAAGAATTTGGCCTGAGCATCACTCGTCAGCAGGTCGAATCCCACGACCCGACGAAAGCAAACGGCAGGGGGCTGGCGCAGAAATGGGTGGACATGTTCAATGCCACCCGCGAACGCTTCCAGAATGAAATCTCCGATATTCCGATCGCCAACAAGGCGTACCGCCTTCGAGTTCTCGACCGTATGGCAACGCGCGCCGAGGGCATGAAGAACCTCGCGCTTACGGCAGAGATCATCGAGCAGGCGGCGAAGGAATGCGGCGATGCCTATACCAATAAGCACAAGTTTGAACATTCCGGCCCGAATGGTGGTGCCATCCAGACGATCACCATGAGCAAAGAGGAATACAAATCCGCACGGCAGGAGATGATGGAGGATGACGACTGCTGAGCAAAGGGCATTTGCCCGTAAGGTTGAATGCGAAGAGGACGGACTTTATTACGCTCGATACTTCTTCAAGCAGCGCACCGGCGGCAAGATGATTGTCGCGCCTCACCACAAGGTGATTCAGCAGACGCTGGACCGCGTTATCGATGGTGAAATTCAACGCCTGATCATCAACGTCCCGCCTGGGTACACGAAAACGGAGCTGGCTACCATCAATATGATGGGCCGCGGACTGGCGCTGAACTGCCGGGCCCGCTTCATGCATCTGTCATATTCGCACAACCTGGCGCTGCTGAACTCCTCAACCGCGCGCGGCATGATTAAGTCGCAGGCCTACCAGTCGATGTGGCCGATGTCGCTGCGCGATGACGCTGACAGTAAGGCGATGTGGTGGACTGAACACGGTGGCGGCGTTTACGCGTCGTCAGCTGCCGGGCAGGTTACCGGCTTTCGTGCCGGGCATATGGAGCCAGGCTGGCAGGGCGCGCTGATTATCGATGACCCGGTTAAGCCAGACGATGCTTACTCTGAGATCGTACGCGACGGCGTGAACAGCCGTTTTAACGAGACAATCAAATCACGACTGGCGATCGAGACGACGCCGATGATTGTCATCATGCAGCGGATCCACTACCACGACCTGAGCGGTTATCTGCTGCGGGGCGGGAGTGGTGAGAAATGGCATCACCTGAATCTGCCGGTGATTATCGACAATAGTCAGCCATACGCAGCGCAGTACCCTGAAAACTCACACGCCATACCGATTGACCATGGCTTACCTGACGGCTGGCTGTGGCCTTTTAAGCACAATGAATCGCATCGTGTATCGCTGTTCTCGCACCGGCGCACCGCAGAAGCCCAGTACATGCAGAAGCCTCGCAGGTTTAATGCAGAAGGCGCTCTGTGGACAGAGGTGATGATCAGCGCGGCACGCGAACTGCAAATTCATCACGATAAGGTTCGCACTGTCGTAGCCATTGACCCGCAGGCAACAAACAGCGACGAAAGCGATGAAACAGGCATTGTCGCTGCCAGCTCATATGGTGCTGGTGATAAAAAGCAGTTCTCTGTGGATGGCGATTACAGCGGTAAATATTCACCTGCCGGATGGGCCAAGAAAGCCATATCGGCTTATGAGCAACACGAAGCTGACGCGATAGTTATTGAGACGAACCAAGGCGGAGATATGGCGGAGGAGACACTCCGCAACGCCGGGTTCAAAGGTCGCATCATTCGTGTCCATGCCAGCAAAGGTAAGTATGCCCGCGCGGAGCCGATATCGGCGCTCTACGAACAGGGGCGAGTGGCAAATCACGGCAATCTCTACGTGTTGGAGAACCAGCTGATGGAATACATCCCCGCCACCGCGAAGAAATCACCTGACCGACTCGATGCGATGGTTTACGCACTAACTGAACTGAATGGATCGCAACCTGTGGGGATGATGATTCCGAAACGCCTTCGTTAACCAAACGGACAAACCATGACTGACAAATTAACTCTCGCCGTCAACCATGCGTTGAACGATGCGCGGATGGCGCGCGCCCGTATGGGGCTGATGGCGCCTACAATGGGGCTGGATAATAAGCGCCATTCCGCATGGTGCGAGTATGGCTTCCCTGAGCAGGTCACCTACGAAAACCTTTACGCCCTGTACCGACGCGGCGGTATTGCCCACGGCGCCGTAGAGAAGCTGGTGGGCAAGTGCTGGCAGACTAACCCGGAAATCATCGAGGGTGATGATGCCGACGAGAGCAAGGATGAAACGGCTTGGGAGAAGAACGCCAAAAAGGTTTTCACAAAGCGTCTATGGCGGGCCTTTGCTGAAGCAGACCGCCGCCGCCTGGTCGGACGTTATGCTGGAATCCTGCTACACATCAATGATTCCAGAACGTGGGATCAGCCGGCTGTTCGTGGGAAATCACTCAAAAAGGTTACAATCGCGTGGGCTGGCTCTTTAACTGTAAGTGAATGGGTCACTGACCAGAAATCGGCAGATTACGGCCAGCCAAAGCAGTGGAAATACGTTGAGAGCCTACCAAACGGCGGGACTAATCAGCGCTTCGTACATCCCGATCGCGTCTTCATCCTTGGTGACTATTCTAACGATGCTATTGGTTTCCTTGAGCCTGGCTATAACGCCTGCGTCAGCCTTGAGAAGGTTGAGGGTGGTTCAGGTGAAGCGTTCCTGAAGAACGCTGCTAATAAGCAGAGCATTAATTTCGATAAAGATGTTGATTTCAACAGCCTTGCTTCTATGTACGGAGTCTCTGTTGATGAGCTTCAGGAGAGATATAACGATGCTGCCAGAGAGTTAAACATCGGCAATGACGTTCTTCTGATCACTCAGGGGGCGCAGGTTACGTCGATGGTTTCTGCCGTTTCAGATCCTGAGCCCACATATAACGTCAACCTACAAACATTCGCTGCATCTGTTGATATACCTGTGAAAGTTCTGGTTGGGATGCAGACGGGTGAAAGGGCAAGCACCGAGGATCAGAAATATTTCAACGCTCGCTGTCAGTCACGCCGCGGTGACCTGTCATTCGAAATTGAAGACTTCAGTGACAAGCTAATCGACCTAAAAATCATAGATGCTGTCAGCGAGAAGACGGTTATCTGGGATGACCTCAACGAGCAGACTGGAACTGAGAAACTCGCCAATGCCAAAACCATGGCAGAGATTAACCAGACGTTCCAGGGTAGCGGAGAGAATCCGGCCTTCAGCCGTGAAGAAATTCGCACAGCAGCTGGATATGAAAACGTGGATGAATTCCAGTTAGGAGAAGAGGATGGCGACGAAGAAAACGAAGCCACCAATTCTTCCGCGTAACTATCAGGATCCGACTGGAGCCGATGCGCTGGAACGCCGGGCAATGAAAGACTTCGCTAGGCGAATGAATAAGATTGGCAAAGCGTACAAATCAGCACTCGACAAAATACCTTCCTCCCTCGCAGTAAACGCCCGATACGAATACCAGCTAAACCCAACGCTGCTCTCCATCATCCTGAATGATGCCAGTTACCTGGTTGATCAGGTGCTGCTTGAAGGTGGCGATTACAACCTGTGGTTTTACGAGTACATCGATCTGGCTTCGGAGAAAGGGACCGGGCAGTCGTTCTACAACCTCAGCCAGCAGTCGCCTGTGTATGCCGCCGGGCGTGATTCACTGGCGTCCATCCTCGCAAGCGACCCGTACCAGCATCGCATGGCGCTGGTACATGCGCGTGTGTTTGAGGAAATGAAGGGGCTGAGTGCTGATGTTAAGCGCGATATGGCGCGTGTGCTTACTGACGGCGTTGGTCGCGGGCTTAATCCTCTGGATATTGCCCGCAACCTTACTGACCAGACCGGCATCGAGAAACGCAGGGCGAACCGGATAGCGCGGACTGAAGTAACTACCGCTCTGCGCCGGGCAAAGTGGGATGAAGATCAGGAGGCGAATGACCTGTTCGGCCTGAAAACGCTTCTGGTTCACATCTCTGCGCTGTCACCAACAACCCGACACACCCACGCAGTGCGCCACGCTCACCTCTACACCAACGAAGAGGTCCGCGACTGGTACAGCCAAGATGGCAATTCCATCAACTGCAAATGCAGCCAGCAGTCGGTGCTGGTGGATGCTGACGGTAATCCGGAATACCCTGACACCATCACGAAACTCAAACAGGAATATAAATCGATGCAGGCGCGCGGTTACGCCTGGGCGGAGAAATAACTCATGAAATTCCAGGTAAACCACGAAGCAAAGCGTCCAATCCCGACACCGAAAAATGGTGAGCATATTCAGGTAAACATCACCACAAAGGTGAACAGTCAGTCTATCCGGCGCGAAACATACAACGGTCGTGAGCATCTGGTGCTTCCGAGTTACACGCTGCCGGCGAATGTCGTCATGAATGGCGGCCTCTACACGGAAGATGAAATCAATGCCCACTATCAGGGGCTGGAAGGCACCCTGGCGCCGCTGGGTCATCCTCAGGTTAACGGCCAGTTCGTATCCGCGTTTTCTCCTGAAGGGATTAATGCCGGTCATATCGGTGCCTGGAACCGCAACGTTAAGAAGTCCGGTAATCGCATCTACCTCGAAAAGTGGGTTGATGTGGACCGCGCCAGTGAGTCGGAAGGTGGAAGGGAGCTTCTTGAGCGTGTCGCTGCCATTGAGCGCGGTGAAGACGTTCCGTCGATACATACCAGCGTTGCCGCATTCCTTGACCAGCTTGAGCCAAACGAGCAGCAACGCGCTACTGGTGCTGATTGGGTAGCCAAGATCTACAGCATGGACCACGACGCGATCCTGCTGCACGAAGTTGGAGCGGCTACTCCGGAGCAAGGTGTTGGCCTGATGGTTAACGCCGATCTGGCTCAGCCTCTTAAGGCGAACTCGGGCGCGCTGGTGGGTGAATCCTACCGAGAGCGCGAACAGCGTCTCGATCGCGCAGCCAAAGCGAAGTTTGCGGCGGGCGCGGATGAATACGCCTGGGTTGCTGACTTTACCGATTCGCAGGTGGTTATCGTGCGAAATGGCGGCGATGCGCAGGTTTACGGTTATTCCGCTGATGGCGGGAAGATCACAATCGACGATACCGGCACCGCAGTAGCGCGCCAGGAGTCGTGGGTGGCCGTCGTGGCAAACAAATTCAAAGCTCTATTCACACCGCAGGAACAGCCTGCACCAAACCACAAAACGGAGGGCGACATGCCTTTAACCAAAGAAGAACTGGAACAAATCGGCAGCATGATCGGCCAGGCTGTTGCGACCAACACGGAAGCGGCTATTAAGCCTCTCGCGGAGAAGGTTGATGCACTGCAGGCCAATCAGCAGCAGCTCGCTGAAACCCTGACTGCCAACTCTCGCGCCGAAGAGAAAACAAAGCGCGAAGCGGTTGCCAAGGTGCATGGCGATATCGTGGCTAACGCGCTGTCTGGCGAAGCTCTGGACGCGATGTTCAAATCGCTGGGCGAAGCTGCCCCGCTGGGCACCAACAATGCACAGCAGCACAAAGAAACCGGCGCACCTGCCGCTGACGAACACTTCAAGTAAGGAGCCGGAATAATGCCACGTTATCGTCGCGTTAATATCGACGGTCAGTCTCTGTACAAGACCGAAACCCGCACCACGGCAGCCGCGCTGCTTCCGGGCACCGCCGCAACCATCAACTCTTCCGATAAATTCGCTCAGGCCACCGCGCTGACAGGCCGCCTGTACATCATCGATGTCGGCTACCACCAGGGCCTGACCATCACCGAATCAATTCCTGCCGGTGATTCTGCCGTAGGCAACTACGTCGAAGAAGGGCGTGAGCTGGCGTTACGTTGCTTGCCTGGTGCTTACAAGAAAGACAGCCCGATCAAACTGGGCACGGCCGGTCAGTTCACCCTTGCCACCTCCGACACTGATTCAGTGATCGGATACAGCCAGGATGAATATACCATCGCGGCCAGCACCACCGACTTCATTCGCGTGCGCATGCGCGTTGGCACTGTCGCCGCAGCTGGCGCGTAACAAAAGGACAAACACATATGTACTTCTCTAAAGAGACGCTGGCGACTAATTCCCGCCTCGGCGGGCACTGGAGCGAGCTGTGGGCAAACCGCAACATGTGGAACCTGCAGAACGATTCCATCATCGCGGCTAACCGCGCAATGATGACACCTGACATGCTGGCCTGTAACGCAGTTGGCGGTTTCTCCCGTGACTTCTGGGCTGAGATTGACAACCAGGTGCTGCAGCTGCGGGATCAGGAAGTTGGCATGGAAATCGTGAACGATCTGATCGGCGTTCAGACGGTGCTGCCGGTAGGTAAAACCGCCAAGCTGTATAACGTGGTTGGCGACATCGCTGACGACGTGTCAGTAAGCATCGATGGTCAGGCGCCGTTCTCCTTCGACCACACTGACTACGCGAGCGACGGCGACCCGATTCCGGTGTTCACTGCTGGTTACGGTGTTAACTGGCGTCATGCTGCTGGCCTGAACTCTGTAGGCATCGATCTGGTGCTGGACTCGCAGATGGCAAAGATGCGCAAGTTCAACCAGAAGCGCGTCAATTACTACCTGAACGGCGATTCAAAAATTCAGGTTCAGTCTTACCCGGCGCAGGGTATCAAGAACCACCGCAACACCAAGAAGATTAACCTCGGCTCTGGTGCTGGTGGCGCGAATATCGACCTGACTACCGCTGACATGACTGCGATCTTTGCGTTCTTCGGTAAAGGCGCATTCGGTACCACCGCGCGCACTAACAAAGTCGCCGCATACGATGTGATGTGGGTCTCTCCAGAAATCTGGGCAAACCTGGCTCAGCCGTACGTGGTGAATGGCGTTGTAAGCGGCACTGTATTGCAGGCGGTTCTGCCGTTCGCACCGGTGAAAGAAATCCGCATGAGCTTCGCGCTGACCGGTAACGAGTTTATCGCGTACGTTCGTCGCCGTGACGTGATCTCTCCACTGGTTGGTATGGCTGTCGGTGTTGTTCCGCTGCCGCGTCCACTGCCTAACGTTAACTACAACTTCCAGATTATGTCTGCTGAAGGTCTGCAAATCACCGCAGACGATCAGGGCCTGTCTGGCGTTGTCTACGGCGCTAACCTGGCGTAAGGAAACAGCATGGCTAAATACGAAGTAGTGCGCCCTTGGTTTGGCGTGAAGGTAGGGCAGGTGGTGGAGTTGAAAGAGCTTCACCCTGCGCTGAAGTCTAACGTCCGTCTCATGAATGGTGAGGCAGGCGGAGAACTTACCCCGTCGACGCCTGATGCCGGTACCGGTGAGAAATCCCGCAAAGAGGTTATCCAGGATCGTCTGACTGAACTGGGTATCGAGTTTAAAGGTACCCTGGGCGCTGAAAAGCTCAGTGAACTTTTGCCGGATGGCGAACTAGAAAAGCTTTTCCCTGCTGAATAACAGCCGCCGATAAGGCGGTTTTTTTATGCCCCGCTCCGGCGGGGTATTTCACGGAGTCGATAATGGTAACTCTCGATCAGGCGAAGGAGTATCTGGAGAGCCAGGGAATTACCATTCCCGATTTTGTTCTTCAGGCTCTCGTCGACCAGGCCAACAGTATTCAGGAGTGTCTCGATGCGCATTATCCGGCACCGACCGCGCTGCTGATTCAACTTTATCTACTAGCACTTATGGGGCTCGGGCAGGGAGATAAGTACATCTCTAGCCAAACAGCGCCGAGTGGTGCGTCGCGCTCGTTCCGATACCAGTCGTTCACCGATCGCTGGAAGGCCTCGGTTAACCTGTTGCGCGGGCTGGATAAGTACGGCTGCGCCACCTCGCTAATTCCTGCCGACCCTACCGCCGCCCCGGCATTCGCTGGTATCTGGATCGGGAAGGGCAGCTGCATGTGCGTGGGCAAGTGATGACTTACAAATCAGTGACAGAAAGTAAGCCTAAGCCGCTCACCCGCGTATGGGTCGAAACCGACACCGGGCGGGAGACTACCGGCTACGTGAAATCGGACGGCGAGTGGTTCATCAACTGCCCGCGCATCCGGAAGACTGGCGCGAAGGTACTGAGGTGGAAAGATGGATGAGAAATATGAAGTCCATGCCTTTGAATGCGATGGTTCTACCCACTTGTTTGTGTGGGTTAATTCTACAGGCGTGAAGTTTTATTCCTTTGTCGGAGAGTCATACGAAATTTGCAAAGATATGTTTTTGCAAAGAGCTAATGCAGAACTGATGGGGCAGCACTCTGGGTATTTGAGAGGACTGGTCGGATTGAATGATTCAATCATTTCGAAAGTGGAGACTTTTACCTTATGAGCAGCGTAGCCAACTGGTCATACACCGCAACAGCCACCATCTGGCGCAAGCTGGAAGGTAATGACGAATACGGCGATCCGCTGGGCTATGCCGAGCCTGAGCAAATCCTCTGTGATTACGAGGGCGGGCTCAGCAAGAAGTTAGCCAGTCTGGGCGCTGAAATCGTCGTGAAAAACACCGTCTGGACGGAGTTCGCGCTGGCTGAGGCAGGCGACTACCTGCTGATTGGCATATCGAACGAAGCAGACCCGGTTATCGCTGGCGCCGACGAGGTGCGGCAGGTTATCCGCTATGCCGACACGTTCGAGCGCCTGGCGGATGATTGGGCAATTATTACCGGCATTTGATATAATCAAGGCGCGCGGCTAGACCGGCCAGTCGAAAGCGGGGAACACAGACCCTGTTGCCGCGCACCAACCATCTGTGAAACCTACTGTGAGGTTTAATTATGGCTAAAGAGCCGAGCATTGAATTTCTGCGCGAATGCTTCAGTTACAACCCCGAAACTGGGTTAATTATCTGGCTGCCTAGACCAAGAATCCATTTCGCAACCGAGAGAGTATTTAAGATCTGGCATTCCCGATTCTGCGGCAAAATCGCAGGGGGTGTGAACTCTAACGGGTACATTGAAATCGGCATGCAAGGGCGTTTGATGAAAGCTCACCGGATAGCCTGGGCTTTGTCCTATGGTGAGTATCCATTAGGCGATATCGATCACATTAACGGAATCAGAGATGACAACCGTCTTGTTAACCTGCGCGATGTCAATCGGCGAGGAAACTGCAGAAACTCGGCCAGGCACAAGAATAACAATTCCGGGATTAGTGGTGTTCACTGGCACTCTAGGGACAATCGCTGGGTAGCAGCAATAAATTTTGCGGGCATGCAGCGGCACCTTGGTTATTACAAATGCCTTATTGATGCGGCAGCAGCCAGAAAGTCAGCTGAGTTAAAATATGGCTACCATGAAAATCATGGCAGAGCGCAACAATGAACAAAACAAGGTCGCTCCTGCGGCCTTTTTTATCGCCTGGAGAAAACCATGGGCATAAAAGTGAAGGGCATAAGCCAGGCGAAGAAGCACCTGAACGATGTCATTAACGACGTAAAGGGGCGCAAAGTTATCCGCGCTTTGCAGTCTGCGATGATTCTTATCGGTGCCCGAGCGGCCTATTACACCCCAATCGACACCTCCACGCTGATTAATAGCCAGTTCCGGGAGATCGACGCTGGCGGCGTTTTTATTACCGGGCGCATCGGCTACTCAGCCAACTATGCCGTGTACGTGCATGAGGCGTCAGGCAAACTGAAAGGCCAGCCGCGTGCGCACTTCGGTGTAACCAGCAACCGATCAGAGTTTGGCCCGCAGAAACCGAAAGAGTTCGGCGGCGGGACAGGGACGGGCAACTATTGGGATCCTCATGGTGAGCCACAATTCCTTACCAAAGGTGCAAATGACGAACGCGATAACGTTGATGCAGTGATGCGTAAGGAGCTTTCACTATGACCCCCATGATGCACGAGAGGGTGCGCAACATGTTCGGTGATGCCGGGCTAACTGCCGGATTCACAGTGCAACAGCTGATGTACGACGACCCAGACGATCTGTCGAAGGCGATCATGGTGTTCAGGCCAAATGGTGGATCGAATATCCGCACCGATCTTGGCTCTGAGTATCATGTCCTGGTCGACGTCGTAGGAGCTAAGGACAAGCGCAAAGATGCGCTCAACGCCGTGCAGCGAATCGTTGATTACGTTCAGGCTAACCCCATGGCTGACGAGTGTGTAGGCTATATCCAGAACATGGGCGCAATTCCCGCGCCGGTGCTCACAGAAGAAGGGCGAATAGTCTTCCGACTCCAGTTCGCCTGCACTTACGGCGAATAGCCATCCCAACCAAATAACCCGCTCCGGCGGGTTTTCTTTTATACGTCAAAGAGGAGTTTCACATGGCTAATTGCCAGAACTCGAACGAGCGCCTGTTCGGCGGCGCGGTCGTGCTGGAAGTCGCCGATGGCTGCCCGGACGTCAAGCCACTTGAATCTGAGTGGAAGGCGCTGGCTGCTGGTACGTCGAAAGGCTTCGACTTCAACCCGAACTCGGTTACCTCTGATGCGGATGACGGCGGCGGCTATGTCGAGACCATCATCACCAACAGTGACTTCACCCTGAGCTTTGAAGGTGAAGTGCGCAAGAAGGACAAACTGGATCAGTACGGCGTTGGCAAGTTCATCAAGTATTTCGCTGACGAACTTAAGGCCAAGCGCCAGCCTGGTATCTGGGTGCGCATGGATTACGGTCCGATCGAATTCATCGGCTATATGAACATTAACGCACTGAGTTCTGACGGCGGTACCAACGACATCGTCACTTTCTCGACTGAGTTCAAAGTCGGCGACGCAAGCACCATCGAAGTGAACGAAATCACCGCAGTCGCTGTGACTGGCGTGACGGTAACTCCGACTACCAGCACCGGAACGGCGGGTGGTACCAGCACCTTCACGGTGAATATCGCACCAACCGGCGCAACCAACAAAGACTTCACTGTAGCGACTACCGATGCGACCAAAGCAACGGCCACCGCCTCCGGCAACACCGTTACCGTGACGCGTGTCGCCACCGGCAGCGCGCAGATCATCATCAACACCGAAGACGGCAACTTTGTGGCCGTGCATACGGTTACCGTTACCTAACGGACATTCCAAAGGGCGGCGTGCTGCCCTTGATAATGACCGTTTACTGGAAGGCCTATGACCGCTTTAACCGATATTGGCGAACTCTCTATCAGCGACAGCCGCGAAGGCGGGAAAGATTACCTGCTGCGACCTTCATTCGAGGCCATGACCAGGATCGGCACTCCGGAAGAGATTGTGCAGGCGTACACCACCATCCACGGCAATGATGTCGCTCAGCTGATTGAGGTTTGCGCTGGCACGCTGGGGCGTTTTCCTAACTGGCTGTCACCATCATTCAATCGCGCTGCTGAGAAGCTGTTATCTACGTGCATGCTGGTACTGCAGGCGTGCTGCGAGGAAGACCTGACGCCAATGATCGGCGAGTGGAAAGGGTGGCGGCACTGCGTCGTCTACCGCCCGGGCCAGATGCCGAAGAACGACATCATAGTGCTGGCGCAGCATCTCATGCAGCACGGTGTCGTCGGAAAGGCCAAGGTTCGCCAGTTGCAGCGTCACGAGACTGGCGAACGTACTACCGAGTTTAAAGCCTTCGACTACATCAGCGCGGCACGCAGCCACTTCGGCATGAACCGCGCCGAAGCCGCCCAGTTAACTATGACTGAATTTCAGATGCTGCTGGCGGCGAAATACCCGGACCAGAAAGGCTTTACTCGCGAAGAGTACGACAGCATCGCCGACGAGTACCTGGCTAAACAGGCCGCTCGCAGGGCAAAAGCAAAGCAATAACCGGAGAATGACATGGCAGGTGAGAAAGACGCCGGTAGCATCGTCTATACAGTAAGCGCTGATATAGCACCCCTACTTCAGGCTGGCCGACAAGCCATTGAGTCGCTTGACGGAATGGGTGATGGCGCAGGTAAAGCCGCCGATAACTTTTCCGGGCTCGAAAAATCTGCTGATAAATCTGGCAAGTCGATCGCAAGGGCTGCGGATGACGCGAGCAATGCAGCCAAAATCATGGAGCGGCTTGGTAACGAAATAGCAGTTCTTGAAGAGGCAAATAAAAATGGCGCACGCAGCGCTGCCGCCCTCGCAGCTCAGATTGCAGCGTCAGGGGATGCGTCAGAGGCGCAGAGCAGGGAGATTGGTAACCTTGCGGTAAAACTTTTTGACGTAAAGCAGGCCGCCATCGATGCTGCAAAAGCAAATAGCGACAGTGCCGCTGCTTTCAGAGCATCAGAATCGGCGATCTCATCCCTTGAGGGTGAGTTGTCCGTCCTTAACGCTGAGATGATTGATGGATCTCGCAGCGCCGCTATCCTGTCTGCCCAAATGAAAGCGGGGAATGGGGCAACTGACGAGCAAAAGGCGCGCATTTCTCAGCTTGCCGGCCAGCTCTATGACCTCAAATCTGCTCAAAATGCGTCAGCAAAAGCATCGTCTGAAGCAGCCAAGCAAGCAGCGCAGCAGGCCAATGACGCGGCAAGATTGCGCTCAATTTCTCTGAGCCTTACACAGCAGATCGCTGTTCTCAATGAAGAGCAGAAGAATGGCGCGAGAAGTGCAGCAATGCTTTCGGCCAGGCTCCAAGCTGGTTCATCTGCCACTGCGGCTCAAAGAAAAGAAATTGGCGAGCTTGCCGGGAAATTATACGACCTCAAACAAGCGCAAAATCAGACAGAAAAATCTTCTGTTGGGTTAAAGACAGGGCTGTCTGCAATAGCTTCCGCGATCGCCGTATCTCAGGTAGTTGATTATGGTAAGCGCTTCCTTGAAGCGGCTGACGCCATGTCTCAAATGCAGGCCAGGATCGAGCGGTTAACTGGCAGCGCCGCGGCAGCCACCCAGACAATGCAGGGTTTGATGCGCATAAGCTCGGCAACGGGCGGATCACTGCAGGACACCGCGAAGCTGTGGGAAACCCTCAGCACAGCGTTGCGCGATACCGGCGCGACGAACGGCCAGATCATTCAGCTCACCGAAACACTTCAGAAAATAGGTCGCATTGGCGGCTCCTCTTCCGAAGAAATGGCTAATGCTCTTCGTCAGTTCGGCCAGTCGATATCTTCGGGGACTATCCGGGCGGAAGAGTTTAACTCCATCCTCGAGCAAATGCCTGAACTGGCGCGTCAGATTGCCGCTGGGATGGGCGTAAGTGTTGGAGAGCTTCGCCAGCTGATGCTGGACGGTAAACTGACTGCTGAAGACGCACTGAACGCCATCCAGAAACAAACCGGCTCAGTAAATGCAGAGTTCGAAAAACTTCCTCGTACTCTGTCTCAAGCCAATAACGCACTGACTAACTCATTCCTGTCGATGATCGACTCAGTTAACCAGGCTACTGGCGCGAGTTCAGGGATGGTAACGGTAATCGACTCGTTAACAGCAGCGTTAGATAGATTGGCAGGCAAAGCTATTTCCGCAGACGCTCAGATCTCTGATCTGAACAGTACGGCTGAAATGTTTAACCGCCGGGCGCGCACCTGGTCCTGGCTTGGGCTTGATGGCTGGGAGGCGCAAAACAAAGCCCTGGCTGGGCTGAGCAATAAAGCCGCCATGCTGGTTGGCGATCTGGCTGCTGTTTCCAAAGCATCACAGACCGCGGCTAACACAAAGCCGATCGAGATTAAAACGACCGGCTCAGCTACTGGCAGCAAAGCGAAAGGCGGAAAGTCTGCAGCTCAGAAAGAAGCTGAGCAGTACGCTAAAGCGCAGGAGACGGTTAACCAAAAACTTGACGAGCTGAGGCAGAAGGCCGAGTTGTCAGCGGGCAGTGTTGGTGAATTATCTCGTGCGCAGGCCGTACTTACTGCACAGCAGTCTCTCGGTAATGATGCGACACAGGAACAGGTCATTCTGGCCGGGCAATATGCGGCTAAAGCCTGGGATAATGCCAACGCATTACGGGCCCAGGCCAAGGCAGAAAAGGAACGTACTGACGCTGCCAATAAGTTCAGCACCATCCAGGGTAAAACCAGCAAAACTGCCGGACTGGATAGCCAGTACCAGAAAGACATCGCTGATATCCAGCAATATGCCCAACTTTACCCGCAGAAGATCGGCGAGGCTGAGGCGGCGCGCGCTGCAATCGAACAGCAATACCGGGATCAGCGTAACGCGGCGATGTGGGAAGAGTGGGCTCAGCAGAACGCGGCCACGCAGGCAGCGGCTGCGGCTTTCGATTCACTTGGTTCGGTTGCCAGTAACGCGCTGACAGGAATCATCACAGGCAGCATGTCTGCCAGCGATGCAATGCGCAGTATTGGCATGACGGTCCTGAATAGCGTCATTAACTCGTTCGTACAGATGGGTATCGAGTGGGTTAAGTCAGCCATCATGGGGCAGGCGGCACAAACGGCTGCTATCGGCACCGTCACGGCAGTACAGACGGCAGCAGTGGCCACACAAACTGCAACCAGTACAGCTGCAGCGGCAACGACTGCAGCAGCATGGACTCCGGCGGCGATCCTTTCCTCCATTGCCTCGATGGGTACGGCGGCGGCGATCGGACTCGGAGCGGTGGCTGGCGTTATTGGCGCGAACCTGCTTGGCAAACGCAAGAATGGCGGCCCGGTTAGTGCTGGCGGGATGTATCAGGTCGGCGAAGGCGGCATGCCGGAGATTTATCAAGCTAGCACTGGTAAGCAGTACATGATACCGGGTGACAACGGCAGGGTGATCAGCAACAAGGATATGACTTCTGGCGGTGGTGGTGGAGCTCCTGTTCTCAACATCTACAACTATTCATCCGCTTCTGTTGATGCTCAGGCAAAGCAGAACGGTGATGGTTCATGGACGCTTGAGGCATTTATCGCTGACATGAATAACGGTGGTCCTGCAAGCAGCGCCATAACCAGCAATATGAACGTTAAACGCACGCCAAGGGGGCAGGGCTGATGCCAATTATCGACTATCCCGACTGGCTGCCGCTGGCGCAGAAAGCCAGTAAAAACATGACGCTCGATACCGGGTTCCAGACCGATCAGCCAGCGGTAGGCCCGGCTATCTTTCAGAACCAGACCGATGACCTGAAAGTGACATGGTCGGTAACGTGGATCTTCACGTTGGCTGAAGAGCGAGCTTTCCAACAGTGGCTACGAAGCCCGAATTATCTCAACCGCGGACTGAACTGGTTCCGGATGAATATCAATCTTGGCGGCAGTGGCCTGCAACTTCAGGAGCTTCACTTCACGCAGATGCCGGTGCAAACCAGTATCGACGGCGGGGTGGCGACCTGGACTGGGACCGTTATTGCGAACCACCTCTACAACGCCGACGACGAGTTCGACGACATCATTGTTGAACTGCCGCCGCCGTGGGATTCGTGGCTGGATATCGTGGTTACGGGTTATCCGGATGGACGTGACCCGGAATCACTACCGAGGGTGCCGTAATGCCGAGCTTCAGGGAGTATAAGCAGCAGCGCCCGACGCGTGGGCTGTACGATACCATCACGTTCTACCATCCATCGTTTGGCTACGTCCGCCTGGTAGATAAGCAGTTCTTTCCCAAGTCACTTGGGGGCCATACGTATACGCCAGCGCGGTTTGAAATTGAAGAGAGCCAGCAGAGCGGCACGCCGGTGATCGACGCGACGGTTAAGTTAGGGCGACTGTCTTCTGATATCAAAACGCTGATGAAGCAGTGGAAGGGTGCGGCGCGACTGACGGCCATCACGGCCACCAGGCAGATCTTCGACAGCGGTGACGTGTCAGTGCCGATTAAGTCGTGGCAGTTATACGTCAAGACGGTAGATATAGACGCCGATGCCGCTTCTGTGACGCTTTCTGTCACTAACCCGCTGAACAACAACATCGGGAAATTATACGATCCCAGCGAATACACTGGACTCCAGTACCTATAAGGCATGCTCATGACTAAAGATGAATTTATCCGAATGGTCATCGGCGTGCCTTGGGCCAACCGGGCCTGTTCGTTCGATAAGGTGGATTGCTGGGGTTTGGTAGTGCTGTATTACCGTCACGTTCTCGGCATTGAGATGCACCAGACTCCGGACTACGAAGCCGGTGAGGACTTCTTCACCTGTTATCAGGGTGACGTCGTTTTCTGGTGCCAGACCGATAAACCTGTCGAAGGCGGGATATTTGTCGGATACCGCGGCGCGCAACCGGCGCACGTTGGCCTGGTGCTTAACCGGCAGGCGTTGCACTCGAGGGGCGAGAACGGCAGCGTGCGCATGGACTCATTACTAGTTATTCAGCGGGCATTCACTAAAGTGGAGTTTTTCGAATATGGCGCTGGTTGAGATATCGAATTTTCCAGGAACGCCTAAGCTGCGTTGCAGGGTGCCAAACGGTACCCTTTTTTATGACTGGCTGTCGGCCAATGATGGCACCTTTCACCGTGATCTGCTGATCGTCCGCAACGGCGTGAGGTTAAATGATGATGATGAACTGGCGTTTGAGCTGAGCGAACTGGACACCATCCAGATTTTCGACCAGCCAAAGGGCATCATTAGCGACATTCTCAGCCCGATCTTCAAAGTTGTTGGTGCTGTGTTTTCCTTCCTGGCTCCGAAGCCGGCAATTGCAAACAACGGTGGGAACACCGTCGATTCTCCGAATAACAGTCTGACAGGGCAAACGAATACCGCCAGGGTCTATAAAGCGAAGCCTGACATCTACGGGCAAATCCGTTCATATCCTGATCTGATTCAAGAATCGCTTTTTGAGTACGTTCGGCAGAATGAAAATGATGGTGGACTAAAGTTTGTTACAGAGTGGATGTGTGTTGGCATAGGAAAATACGGCTATGAGTCGGTTCGTTACTCAGAGTCAAGCCTTGGCAGTATGCCTGGTGCCGAATACCAGTTTTTCCAGCCTGGTGAGGTGATACCGACAATTAATGAGGGGTATTCGTTCGACGATGTCGACGGGCAGGAGATGCCAGGGCCAAACGAAAGCGATAATTTCCCGGTAGAATCGGCTACGGCTAATACCGTGGTAAGTGGTGAATATGCTGGCGGCCAGATAGCGATGAAAATCGTCAAGCAGGCTGAGTTCGACTACTTCATGGGGCTCGTGCTACCACACTCCGTCACATTCACCATTAACGTCACTTATAACACGACATCAGGCAGCGTTACTGAAGATGTGCTTTTCTCAGGCACGCTGATTTCTGCGGTGCAGAGCGATGATGGTTCCGTTATAGACCCCGTTCAATGGTACACGTTCACCATGACAGATTTACAGGGACCACCCACAGTTCCATCCACTGCCACCATTAACACGACAAAATTTATCCTCAACGATAATGAGGCGCTTGTTGTTGGGCCTTTCTTCTCGCCAGTTGAGTCAACAGAGCTTTGGCTGCATACACAGTCATCACTGGGTGGCGGTAACTGGACTGACTGGACGGTGACAATCTGGAAAATCGATGACGATTACAACCAGATCCCAGGAACACAACAGACATTCACTTATCATCAGGGAACGCCTCATAAGTCGACCAGCGAAGTGTTTTATCGCACGGATAAAATAATCCCGGCAGGAGGATTTGGTAAATATGCCATCAATTTCCAGCGGACAAACAACTCCAATGATGCATCAATTCTTAAGGTTGAGGAAATACACGCTGTCAACATCCGAAGCAACGTAGTTCATCCGACCGATACTCTGGTTCGCGTCAAGGTGCGGGCAACAGAGAACGCACTGGGAAGCCGTGACCGAAAATATAACGCTCTGGTCACTCGTCAGACTATCAGTTACAACCTGACGACACAGACTGTGGATTATACATTGCGTCCATCGCGTTCCTTTGCTGATGCTGTTGCACATACCTGGCTCGTAATGGGCAGCCAGCCAGAAAGCAGCATTGACCTGTACGGGTTGTACTCTATAGCTGAGAGCCTGACTGATGAGCGTCTTGGTTACTTCGACTATACGTTTGACGATGAAAACGACTCGCTTGGCGACCGCGTGCAGGCGATCTGCAATGCGGCGTCTGTCATGGCGTACTGGGATGACGGCGTGCTGACGTTCACCCGCGATCAGAAAGTCGATTACCCGGCGGCAGTATTCAACCGGGCGAACATGAAGACGGATGAGTACAAAATGACGTATGAGGCTACGCTGCCAGGCGGTTACGATGGAGTGCAGGTTTCCTATGTCCACCCGACCACGAACAATAAGACGTACATCAACTACCGCGTGCTGAACGGAGCTATTGTCGAGCAGGAAGCGGAGAACCCGAACAAGCTGGAGATCGTTGGCTTTCGCAATGAGTACCAGGCCCGTGAGCGCGCGCTGCGGGAAACCAAACGTCTGATCTACTCTCGGGTGAAGATGAATGCCAAAGTGTTCGAGGACGGCATTATCCAGGTAGGAAGCGTCATTCAGATGCCTGACATCTACGACAGCAACCAGCAGCAGGGATACATCACCGGCCGCGCCGGGAATAACTTCGATACTAGCGAGCCGATCACGTTTTCCGGATCTATGTATGTTCTGGTTACCGACAGTCTGGGTAATCCCACGCTGCGCTATCCGGCTACGGCCCGGAACGATACGAAGTACGGATTCATCGCAGCAATACCAAACATTCTGATCAATATTTGGAACGGAGACACTGTGCAGCTCCCATCTCGCTATCTCATCGCGACAGTGGAGGAACTGGACAGTCAGCTATGGACAGTCAACAGCATCAAACCGAACACCGATAACACGGTATCTCTGACCGTCGCGGAATACAGCGACGCCATCTACCAATAAGAACCGTCCCCGACCAACCTAACCCGGCCATCGCGCCTGGTTTTTTTATGGAATCAATATGGCTACGCAACCAACTAATCTTCCTGTTTCAAGCGAATCATCACGCGACCTGAAATTTAACGCTGGGAAAATTGACGAATTCGTTACATCAAATAACCACGTTTATGTTGACAGGTTCGGCAATGATCATCGTACAATTGAAGGTATAAATTATGATGCTAATCAGGCAATTCTGAATTATGGCTATATCACGAAGGATTCTTTTGAAGATGGCAACACCCTTAGCATTGCTAACGAGTGTTTACGCTGGAAAAGCAACGGCGAGTACTATCGATGGGATGGGGCGTTCCCCAAAGTAGTTCCCCCTGGTTCTACGCCAGATAGCACTGGGGGAATAGGTAAAGGTAAGTGGGTTAGTGTAGGGGATGCATCACTACGAAGTGATCTTGGTGTTTTGACTTCATCTATAAATTTATTTGAAGGCGACGAGAAATTCTTAGTCACTGGATCTCCAGGTGCAATTAAAACCAATGGTTATCACCAAGCGAATGACGGTGGTGATGCTGTGTATATCAAGAGTGGAACAGGAACTCCTGGCGATACAGATGGAATATCGTTTTTCGTCACAAATAATGGTATTAAATTTAACCATATCGGTGGCTATAATTCAGCACAGGCTGGTATTACTGATAGTTTAACTGAAAATCAAGCATCAAAATTAACAAAGCTAGCCTCCCTTGTAGCGGCCAATGGGCAAGGTAAAGTATATTTTAATGTTAATTCACTGCGTGCTGATAATGATTTAATTGGTGTTGACAATATTAGGATGATTGGCAATGGATCGCTCATAAGC